TACATTCAATTTCAAAATCAACAATATATATATCCTCAAAATTGTATTCTCCTAATAACTGATTAAGTTTTTCATTGACAACATCGAATTGATTTTTATGTATTTCTACACCAAAAGCATTAGAGTGTCCTTTTGCTTTATTAAATAAATTAGTTTTTAATATTATTTCTTTAAAGTCTTTTAATTCACTCTTATCATACCCTCTAGCACTACCTTTAAAAACACCTTCTCCATTATCACCGCTCAAAATAATCGTTGGTTTCTTATATTTACTGGCTATTTGATTTGCAATTAAACCAGTTAAACCTTTATCAATATCATTAAGGTGATGAACAAAAATCACTTTATTTTCATTTAATTTGTTTTTATTTACAATGTCTTCAATTTCTTTTGTAATTTTGTCCCTCATTCTAGCTTGTTTATTCTTTAAATTCACACATCTTCTTGCCATATCATCAACTAAAGGAACTAACATTTCGTCTGACCCTCTAGGTTTATATTTTACTAATTCCTTTATACCAATAAACGATTTAAACATATCAAATTTATCCTTTAAGTTACCAACTCTAATTACTGCATTGATTAATGGGGCAATATAAAAATTAATTGTAGTAATGTTAACCTTACCTTTAGTTGAAAATTCTTGTTGTCTTAATAAAGCACGAAAGAAATCATTATTTATTTCTTGTAATCCTTTTTGAACATAGTATCTTGTTTCTAATTCCTTCATTGACATTGAATCTGCAATATTTCCAAGTGCAACTAAATCCAAAAAGTAATCAGCATAATTTGTCCAAAAAACATCATCTAAAGCTTTACAAACTTTATATACCATTCCAGCTCCACTTAAATTTAAATTAGGATATCCACCCAGTTGACTATTTACAACTATTGCATATTTACTTTCCTTTTCAACTTCATGGTGATCAATAACTACAACATCAACACCTTTTTTATGAAGTTCTTCATGAACATGAAAATCTTCACTTCCACCGTCTGGAACAAGTATACAATCAACATTATTTGGAATCTCAATATTTGTAAATCCATGAGATTTATCATCATGTAATACCCATTTTATATTTATATCACTATCTATCATTTTTAAGTATTGATAAAGAATTGCAGCAGAAGTAAACCCGTCAACGTCTGGATCGACAATAATCAAGAATTTTGATTGATTTTCTATATGTTTAACAATACAATCAACTGCTTTGTCTATATTTTTTAATTTTTTATAACTATGGGTTACTTTTTCATCTAAATTTAAAAAATAATTTACATTTTCAATCCCCCGATTTTCTAAAATTTGACCTTTCGGATCAAATAAATAATCATTGTCACCAATTAATTTATATTTAAGCATTATACACCTCTCACTTTAAATTTATATTTATTATATAATTCATACCATTTTTCAATATTGTCAATTGGACTTTCCTTATCATTTAATATTTTTTTAGATTTATCGTAAATACAATAAACATTCTGCTGTGGTAAAAACTTATCAAATTCTTTTCTATAAAATTCTTTATCTACTTTTCCTGTTTTCGGATCAATTTCTACCCCTGCATCATATGCAATAACAATATCTACGCCTAAATGAGTAAGTTTTTTTACCTGTGTTTCACTTAAACAATGACTGCCAATTGCTACCGCATTTTTAATTCCATGACTCCAAGCTTTCATAACGCTTTTTTCTGCTTCAAATACAATCACTTCGCCTTTTTCTTTGATATAAGGTTTTGTCTTATGAAGTCCATACAAAACTTTTGATTTTGCACACGGATGAATATAGAAATATTTTGACTCCCATTCTTCGATTTCTTCTTTAAATAATCTGCCTTTTATGCCAACAAGGAAACCTAATTCGTCCCTAATCGGAATGGTGATCATATGATAATATAAGTCATATCCTAATTCAAATTCCCATTGTGTCTTATAACTAATACCATCTTTATAAAACAATGGATTACCGTAACGTCCAAAATAATCTAAGATTTTTTCGTTAATCGGTGTTAATTTTTCATCTTCACCATTACCGCCTTCTTTTGCAATCTTCCACATACTTCGCACCCAGGCAGCCAATCGAGATTGTGGCTCTTCTTTTCCATAATAGTCATAACCACATACATCACAAATCCATTTTATTGATTCTGTAAAATATGTATCATTAACAAATGAAACTAAAGAAATTATGTCACTGTTACCATAAGCATCTTTAATGTTTCTAGTGTAAGCTTCAACATGAAGATTATCTTTGTAAATAACTGTACTTCTAGAGTTATCCCCATCTGGAACGCCACATGTAATATAATCACCACGATCTTTAATTGAATGCATTCCTAATGCTTCAAGAATGTCGAATATCTTTTCATCATTAATTATTCTTTCCTTTAGTTCTTGTGCATCCATAGCATCACCTTCAATGAGGTTGTTTAATTTACAATCTTATTAAATAACCTTTTTCAATCCATAAATTTTTACCTAAATCAACCTCTGTAATTAAATCTAATCCAGTAGCACCACCACGGTTTTTGTCAATGCGTTGCATATAATATGTCTTATTAAGATCTAACGGAATCTCTCCCCAACTACCATCTTTATTTTGAACTTTCATCATATATTTATCATATTTTCTTTTATCAATTCTTTTTTCCAATACTAAGTGGTCTACAACGTGTTTTAATTGTTTTGCATTTGCAATATTCATAGATGTTAATTCATCAGTCATTATAGTGTCATCTGTAAGCTGAATTGTTGCGTATCCACCAATTTTTAATTCTGTACATAAATCTTTAAGTTTCGTTGTAGTTTGTTTAACTGTTTCCCAATTATCTGTTTTATAACCCTTTAAAGTGTCATAAAAAACGTATTTAACACCTAATCCTAATACATGCTTCTTAATTTCTCTCTCTAGATCATCATCTCCGTATTTATCCATCTGCAAAAAATATATTTTTGTATTCTTCTCTACCCAATCAGCGATTTCATCTAATCTTTTGTATTGTTCTTCTGTACATTGACCTAACAAAATATCAGTTTCTTCTATGTAATCTTTTTCTGATTTCCAAAAGCCAAACTCTTTATTATTAGCAATAACACTTGCCATCATTGCATCCCATTCTTCTTTTTCTTGTTCATTTACTAACACAAGTGTTGGTATACTCTTCTTTATCCCAATGTAAGCTGCAACTTTAGACGCTCTTCTTGATTTACCGTTACCACTCATCATTCCATCTACAATTAATTTACCTTTGCGCCAACCTCTAAATAATGAATGCCAAATAGGGAAAGGAATTTCTTCACCAATATCAGGTGACTGTCTCCATTGTTCTATTTTGCTTTTCAAATCTTTTCCTAATAATACAGAATACTTTCCACCACCAATAACAGTGTTTATGTTGTCTACATTAAATCTCATAAACTTTACAACATCTTCTGCTTTCATTTTCGGAAATGATTTATGCTGCATTAGCTTTTGAACTGGAAATCCTTTTCTATAAAACTCTCTTAATAATGAATACTTCTTAATGTTTTCAAAATAATTGGCTATATCATCTGGATCAGCTAACTCCATTTGTTTTTCAATAGTTTTCCAACCACCCAAAGTTTTGTATCTTTTATATCTTTCATTATCTCTTGACATGAAAATTTCTACTTTTGTTTCACTAATTTCTTGTGAGAAAGTTCGATAATAAATGTCAAATGAATCATATAAGAATTTAATGTCTTGGTCTTCAAAATCATATTTAGACTTAATTAAATCAGCGTAATCAACAAACAATATAGGTTTTTTGTATAAAGCACCTACAAATAATGCTTCACTTGCTAAATCAAACATTTCAATATTATCTGTCAAAGAAATCACCTGCCTATAGTAGTAATTCATCTATTACATCAGTAATATCAAACTCTTTTTCTTCCTGTTGCCCATTATCAGTTTTTGAAATCACTTTATTTGTAACTTCAATTTGTTTATCTATATCATTTATTGTTATTTCATTTTTCTTCTGTTTCTCTATGTATCTCTTATAATCACCATAATTACCTACAACCACCGCTAAGTCGTAATTCATTTGTTGAGTAACATTTTGAAAATTCTTTTTTAACGCATTTTTTCTAAGGAATTTTTCCATCTTTTGATATATATCCAACAACGTTAAGTAATCAATTGGTTCATTTAACCCTTCATATTTACCTTCTCTAACTAATTGCAACTTCTTTAGGAAGTAAGAAGGCAATGATCCATCATAAAACTCCATTATCCATCTAAGAAATCTATCTTTCGCTTCTGCTTCTTTAATCTCTTTTTGGGTAACTTCTAATCTTTCTCTTAATTTATTTTCAATTTCTTCTTCATTCATTTTTTTACGTTGAGATAAATGTTTTTTATAACATTCAACGTGATAATATTTACCCTTTTCATCTTTAACGAATTCATCTTTTTCTGTATCAATTGATTTAACTGGCTTCATTCCCTTTTTACGCATTTCTTTTGTAATTGTAGGATCACAATAATTGCATTTATATAGCAACGCAACCACCTCTTATAAAAATAAGGGAGAAATAATTCTCCCTTATTCTATTTTTAATTAATTTATTTATTCAGTTACTAATTCTAAAAATTGTTTTAATTGATCAATATCCTCAATAGAATTAAAGTCTAACGGCAATCCAGCTTTCTTTACTTTTGGTCTTAATGCCTTTTTCTTAACATCGGATAATTTATTGATAGCATCTTGAATTGCATTTTTATAATCACCAACAGTTTCTAATTTATTAGGAGCTGTATTTATTTCTTCATCTTTGGTTTCATTTATACCATTTGCAATTAGACTCTCATCTTTCTTAACACTTTCTTCATAATTGTCTTTAAGTACAACTGATTTTTTACCTTTGTTTGCCTCAACAACTGATTGCCAATATAAAGGTGTAGGAGATTCAATAATTTCATTTTGTTCAAAAACTTTTGTTCTGTCTTTTCTCATTACTTGAGCTTTAATAGTTCCGTCTTCATCTTCAAAGTGACGTAATACTGTATAGAATTCATATTCAGCTCCATCAAATGTATCTGGCACTTTCCCTACTTCCACAAGTGTCATTTTACCGTCAACCATTCTCATTTCTTTTTTTGTTTTTTCTCTTGCAGTGACAACAACATATTTATCTGTTCCTGTGACTAAGCTTCTTAATAAATTTTTACCTTTCATTTTAATTTTATCAAAATCACGGAATTCTAATCCTGCTGTAGCTTCAGCTACAAATTGTTCTACTGCAGTTTTTTCCTGGGCTTTTGCTTTTAATTTTGCACGTTTTTCAGAAACATTAATTGCTGCAAATTTTACATTATCGCTGATTACTGTAATTCCATCTACAACAATTACATCAGCTCTAAACGGATTGCCTTCTGCATCTAATACTAATTCCAAATCACCATCTTCATTTTCAACATATAAGTCCTCATCGTTCATTGCTTTTTGCGCCCATTCTTCAACTTCTGTGTAACTTGTAGTATATACTAATAATAAATTGTTTAAATCAATTCCCTGTGCTTCTAAATCTTCTAGGTAGTTATCAACTGATCCTGTTTCACAGTCTATATAAAGAACTCTTAGTGGTTTACCTTCTTCTGACCTCATTTTCATAAAGTCTAAAGCAAAAGATGATTTCCATGTTCCTTGTTCACCATAGATAAAGAATTTTAAACCTTTTTTTACTGCACTACCACGTTTTGCAACTGCCATTATGTATTACACTCCTTTTTGTGTATTTTTATTTAATTTATTTATTTATCTTTTACCATGGCAAGTCTGAATCGTCCAAGTCTGTATTATCACTTTCTCCCCAAACTCCACCTTCAACTTGACCTTCTGAATTTAATTTCTTAATAGCTTCCTCAATTGCTTCTTCAGAATATGTTTCTTTATCAATTGAATCTGGATCAGCACCAGTAATTACTAATTCACGAATATAGTTTTTATTGATTCTTTTGAAAGA